GGTTCTGTTTTACATTTGTATCCATAATCTTTTTTCTCTTGTTCTTTGATAACAGTATCAGTTTCTCTGTAATCTAAAATTTCTGTGAAGTTTTCTAATGTGTTAAAACTGTGCACCTTACTTTGCCAGTTTTCATTTGCCCATTTCTTTTTTGCATAAACAGAATATTGAAACATGCATTCATTGCGCATTCCTTTTTGAATTTTATCTTGAGCTAGACCTTGTAAACAAGGTGGACCATCTGCTAATAAACCTTCAGGCTCTTCTTTTGTTTTTCTTTTTTTTAATCTAAATGATTTTAAATCTTTCTCTGAAATTATTTTTGTTTGAACAAAGTCTATAAAATCATCTACAGATAGTGATTCAGCTTTTCCATTGAAGCCGTACCGAACAGATCTATCCCCATCAAAGTAAGGAAGGTTTAAAAAGTTTCCTGTGTCCCCTCTCTCGGTATCCAGTTCTGTTTGCTTTGGAAAAACTTCTGCATCTCCGTAACTAAGAAGAGCTCTAAACTCATGGAGTTTTAATCGCATTAACTTTGCAGAGATTGGTTCGGTAGTAAAAATAAATATATGTGCGCCGCCGCTCTTTGATCTGCAAACAACAACAGGTAATTTATTTTTTTCTATTTCTTTAATTAATGTGCTGTGATCAAATCCTTCGTACACATCAATATCAATACATCCCCACCTACAAGTAGAGTTGTCTGTGATTGGTATAATTCCTAAACTTTGTTTTCCTTGTAAATGATTAACCCATAATTCTTTTGTAACTAATCGCTTGTTGATAAAAGCTTTACCGCCTTTTTTACCATCCGATCTTACATTTCCGTCAGGCTCATAAGAACCATAGGCTCTTTCTAATCCTGAAAATATTTCTATAAATTTTTCTACGTTCATAACACCCTTTAAAAATAAAAGAGGGCCCCGGTTCTTACCACGGAGGATTTGGGGCCCCCTCTTCGCTACCTAAAACGGAACAGCTTCTTCCGTCGTAGTCGCATTGCCTTCTCCTCTTTCCTGTGATACTTTAGCCTCACCCTTTGAAACGGTTTCAGAGAAAGTTTTCGCAGAATTAAAGATCGCAATGTCCTTTTCATTACCTTGATCAAGTAATCGATCGAAGGAGAAATCAAAAGAGTGCCATGTTCCTTTGTCATTCTTCTGCTTTGTTGTGGTAACTTTAAAGATACCAGAAAACATTGGCCACGCAGAAGGGATCACGGAACGAATAAGAGAATTAAATTTCTTACTTCGTTTATACCCTGTTGATTTGAGTGTGATAACACAAGGTGCACCCAACATTCCTGAAGATGCCTCGTTGTCATTTAGAACATAGAGAAAATGATTAGCACATGTTTCAATGTAGTTACCATTCTCCAGTCTATCTTTATTCATATTGTCTCTCGTTGTTTGTGAGAGAATATCTGAAGTTGCGGGATAAACATTAACAGGTGCATTAGACCCTGTACCAATGTTGGACCATTCAACATACTCTCTTGCGAAACCACAAGGGATTACACGAATTCCAGTTTCACCACTGTACAATTCTTCCGTCACGCTGTTATATATCATGCCAGCCTTTGCTCCAGGAACAGTCTCATCCTGTACCTCTGGAGATAATGCCATCAAAGCTTTAAGCCTTGGTGTAGCGTAGTCTTGTGTATCAATAGTATCAAAACCCATTGATCCAAAGTTTTCAAATGGGATAACCTTTGCTACCGCATTTGTTTCTTTCTTAGTCGTCATAGCATTCTTCGCCATAATTTCCTCTTTCAGTTTTCAAGTTTCACTATGTAATTTTCACTTTGTTGGTTACATAGACACCAAATTTGTCTTGGGGCAAATCAACACCTTTTTGTATTTGCTCCTTAACAAAAGCTTTTAAGGTAGAGGCATGAACACCGCTCTTCTGCATAGGAGCCTGACCTTCGTCACGTAGTCTCTTATACAAATCAGTAGCGTTGTCTTCTTCTCCCCTTCCAAAGGTCACGACAATATCATTTTTAATAATATCGTCAAACCCATTTTCTCTTAACCATGCAAACGCATCGGCTTTATTGTCTTCACTTATGTGTGCCTTATACACTTCTTCCACAGAAACTTTTGTACCTGTAGTAAGTGTGACAGACTTCATATTCAATTCCTCTAGCAATGTTGGGATAGATTCATTTTCTAATTTGAATTGATCTTCTTCCAAAGCTTTTAGTTTTGCTTTTGCTGTCTTTATATCTTCACGCACTTCTTCAAGGTCTTCACAACGCTCTCCTAAAGTTCGTAACCGATCATCGCCTGACTGTTTAAAGTCATCGATACTTTTTTTTGTTTCTTCAAATAATGACATATAGCTTTCTCCTATATTTGTTTAGTTGATGTTTACCTCCACGGGATAATATTTTTCTAATCTACGATCCCATTTTAGTAACTTAAATCTACCACGATTTAAATCAGATGCCACCGCTGCTACTACAGCAATGATGGATGGATCACCTAGACATAATATATAGTCCTCATCAGAAAAGTCTTTAAGCTTTTTTCTGAGAGCGTGAATAACAGGCTTAGAACTAATAACCAATTGATCTTTTCTTGGTAATAACTCTTGGAAATCACCGAAGCGAAGAGCATCAGTCATATCTACTCCTGGTTTTTCTTGTACTACATAAACTGTCATAAGCTTTCTCCTTCCCCCATTTAGTCCTTGCAAAAAAATAAATCAAGCATTAAATGCATCCTTAGAAAGAATAATTAAAAAAACAAGGAGAAGTTATGGATTATCCATTTAAGACTGTGCCGTATGCACATCAAAAAACTGCATTAGAAAAGTCATGGGAGAAAGAATCCTATGGTTTATTCATGGAAATGGGAACAGGTAAGTCGAAAGTTCTTATTGATAATATGTCTATGTTGTATGACCAAGGCTATATTAATGGTGCTCTTATTATTGCACCAAAGGGCGTGTATCGTAACTGGGAAAAACAAGAGATACCTAATCACTTGCCTGATCACGTTGAACCTTATGTTGTATCATGGACCCCAACTCCTAATAAAGTGGAGAAGGAATTACTAGAGAGTATTATAAAGGACCCGAAGGAACTAACGCTCGACATATTATTAATGAATGTTGAAGCGCTTCGTACGACTAAGGGTGCACGGTTCGCGGAACGCTTTCTAAATGGTCATCGTGCATTGATGGCGGTAGATGAAAGTACCACGATAAAAAATCCAAAAGCACAACAAACAAAAAATATTTTAAAGCTTGGTTCACTTGCAAAGTTCAAAAGAATTCTAACAGGATCTCCTGTTACAAAAGATCCAATTGATTTATTTTCGCAATGCGAATTTCTTGATCCGGCGATCTTAGGATTTTCTTCTTACTATAGTTTTAAAAGTAGATATTGCATTCAAGTAAAAACAAATGTTGGTACACACGTCTTTAATAAAGTTGTTGGTTATCGCAACCTAGAAGAACTTAGTGGATTGTTAGAGCCCTATTCATATAGAGTGTTGAAAGAAGATTGTTTAGATCTTCCACCTAAAGTCTACACAAAGAGAGTTGTTGAGTTATCAGACGAACAAAAGAAAGCGTATTCAACAATGAAAGAGTTTGCTTTAGCGGAACTTGAGAAGGGTGGTTTGGTTACAGCGCCTACTGTAATGACACAATTATTACGACTACATCAAATTAGTTGCGGGCATCTTACAGGAGAGGATGGAGAAATCCAGACATTTAAAAACAATCGTGTAAAAGAATTAATGAATATACTTGCTGAAACAGATGGAAAAGTTATTATATGGGCTAACTATCGACAAGATATTCGTAACATTCGAGATGAAATACAAAAGGAATACGGGGTCGATAGTGTATCAACTTATTTTGGTGACACACCAGATAAGGAACGGCAAGAGATTGTTCAGCGCTTTCAGGATCCAGACAATTCTTTGCGATTTTTTGTAGGTAATCAGCAGACTGCTGGCTATGGCTTGACGTTAACCGCCGCAAGCACTGTTGTCTATTACTCTAACAACTACGATCTAGAAAAAAGAATTCAATCAGAGGATAGGGCGCATCGTATTGGCCAGACCAAGAGCGTTACTTACATTGATTTAATGACAGAGAAGACTGTCGATGAAAAGATTGTTAAGAGTCTTCGTAATAAAATAGACATTGCCGCAAAAGTTTTAGGCGAAGAATTAAAGGAATGGTTGACTTAATAAAATAAATTCTTATATTGTCTTATATAAATAGGAGAAAGCTATGGACGATAGACTAACCACTTTTTATAAACACACGGTTTTTTGGCCGGGAAAGAAAATAATGAATACAGAAAAATATAAATCAGTAACAGTTCCACTTAATACGTGGAAGGATTTAAAAAAACTAGCAGATAAAGACTTACGATCCATCAGTAATCAGATTGTGTGGTTAGTAAGTAAACACAAGGAGAAAAAAAATGGGTAGTATAAAAAACTGGCTTATGGATATGGAGCAAGATGCTGCAGAGATGAGCTCTCAAGAATTCGTTGATAAGCACGGCGGTGATAACATCGATGTTTGGGTGCGCGTTCAATGGGATTTAGGTAACGAGATAGGCGAGGAACATTACCTTGCGATAACAGAACCAGAGGGGTCTGCATGATGTTTGATTTTTGGACTTTAGTAAGTTTAGGTATTTCTTGGGGTATTGTTTTTTATCTAGGTCGTTGGTGGCAAGGTAGAGAAGATGAAATAGAAATGTTAAAACTGCGTGGGTATTATGAAAAAAGAATGCGCTCGCAAGAAGAGAGAGCGAGGCTTCAGTGATTTGTGAAGACATATTATTAGAAGCGAAAGATCTGGTGGCGGGTGACCGTCACGAAGACTACGGTGATAAACTTGTGAATCATACTCGCATTGCTGATTTATGGTCCACGTATCTCGAGACGCCTATTCGTCCTGATCAAGTTGCGATCATGATGGGGCTAGTAAAGATCGCAAGGAGTATGCATGCAACGAAACATGACAGCTATGTTGACCTAGCCGCTTACGCCGCAATTGCAGGAGAGATCATTAAACGCCGTGAATAAATGGTTGGCAATGATCATCATTACGGGGATGTTAATTTATTTTTCCCCGTTCTGGAGTTTCATGCGAACGTGTCCAGGGGATGATGATTATTGTATTTGGTTATATTATGAGATAAAAGAAGAAGACTCATGGTTACGCCGCGTGTTAATTAAACTGGGAGAAAGATAAAATGACTAAGTGTGAAAAGAAATTACGCAAGTTAAAAGCATCATTGAAGGCGCTTCGCGAACCACGGAACGGTCGAGAAGTAGCCACTAGATTACAATGGGAAAGATTGCATAGAATTATAATAAGGAGGTACGAATGAGAAGTAAGTTCGAAAAAAAATATACGCAACGTGACTTAGATCTAATTGAAAAATTAAAAGAAAAATATTCGTATTCACAAATCGGTACTATTTTTGGACGTAGTAAGAATTCTGTATTAGGTGCCATGTATCGACATCGATTAAAGAATGGACACAAACCTATTAAAGATTCAAAGCCAAAAAGGAGAAGACATGAAAAGATTACAAAGTATTATGACACGCATCAAAGGAGTTGGTAATGATATGTCACAACTGCAAAGGAAATGGATATGTCAGATTATCATTTGAAGCAGAACAATCAATTGAGCAGTGTAAGGTTTGTCACTCACAAGGGGAAATCAATGAAGATAATTACTACCACCAAACATGGACCGAAGGTGAGAACGATGCCGTTGCATACTACTACGGACCACCGCTTGACCCAGAATGTTTTGAAAACTACACGATTTCGGATGAGTAAACCAGTTATAGAGTTTAAGGGCGAGCCGCCCTTTTAGAGTCGGGATAGAACCTACCTTTACAGGCAATGGAAAGTGCCTGGCTTAATCGTGAGGTGAAAGCGCAAGTGGTTCGGGCGGTTCGACTCCCAAGATTCATATATTTGGCCCGTTAAATCACTAACTTTCCGCTCCTCGCCCCGCATTTGTCTAGTGCGGGGCTTTACATATCTTATAAAACATCATATAATATTGCACCGAAAAGGAGGTAGTTATGATACTGCCTAATAGTCCTGTAAAAAGGATACATGAATGCACAAAATGTGGCATGATTACGGTGAATTTTTGGAATGCTCACTATGATAGGACCTATACCCGCGAAGAATGGAACACGGTTCGTGGTCAAGGGTTTGATGCTCTCCGAAAAATTTTAGCACCAGTAACGGAAGACCCTAAGTTTTTCTTAGACTAAGCCTCTCTTGCTTTTTTCGTTCTTTTGAATGAACGGTTCTTGGATGGCTTGGAATGTTTGAGATTACTTTTTTTATTATTCAGGGGATTCGAATCACGGTGCGAAACGTCATAACCTTTTTTATCGCCTAATTTTCTACGGGCCTTGTTTCTGGAGGACCTTCTTTTACGTTCACTTGGCTTGGAATGGTAGTTTTTGTATTCTTTTTTATAATTTCGCATGGTGCATAGTAACACATATAGAAGAAATTAAAAGTTAGTAGTATGATTTTTATCTCTCAACTCTGAAACTCAACGTACTAACGTACTTTGACCAATTAATCTTTATAATACAATGATTTACTTAGTACCTTCATAGTACGTTTTAGTTCGCTCAGGAGTTACTTAATTTTTTAATAGAATTAACTTTTGATATCTTCTATATATAGGCGTATGACTAAACGTTTAACGTTAAAACAACTTAGATTTGTTAATGAATACGTTTCAAATGATGGACAGATTACAGCCACAGAGGCGGCAAAACGTGCAGGATATGGGGCAAGCAGAGCGACTGTAACAGCGTCTGAATTATTAAATCCTCAAAAACATCCTGAGGTTGTTAGATACATCGATGAAATGAAAAAAGAAATGCAACACAAAACTGCCGTTACTTTTGATCGACATGTTAGTAGATTAGATGAACTGTCTAGAAAAGCACAGGAAGACAAGGCTTGGTCTGCCTCAGTTCAAGCTGAAAAGAATCGAGGTCAAGCAGCAGGATTTTACAATCATGCACAAAACATTCATGTGGTTAATTCTATTGATTCAATGAGCTTAGACCAAGTACAGTCTAGATTAAAAGATATACGCAAACTGTACGGAGATATCATTGACGCTGACTTTACAGAGGTAAAAGAAATAGAGCAAAAAAAAGAGGGCTAAATAGCCCCCTTCCCCATGTCTTCTTCGGTTGCAATATAGTAATAGCTACTTGTACATTTTGGACAAACAACAACAGCCTCCTCTTCATATTCCATGTCTACTTCTCCATAATCAAGCGACAAGTGATTACAGTCTAGACAAATATTGTAAACATCATCTGATAATACTCTATCTATTTTCATGGTGTATATATTACCTCCTCATCAGTTAGTTCCCTCATCTTAACTTTGTATGCTTTTAAAAAATCTTTTAATGGCATATCAGAATTTTCTAGATGAGCTAGGTGTAGATTCTTGTCATAACTGTAAATGACAAAAGCTTTCTCATAACAATTCATTAAAAATGTTTCTCGTTCTTGTTTAGAATTCATCGATACCCTCCTCCATAAATAAATCTATTTTTTCTTTGAGGTCTTGGCTATCTATAGCTAAATAATTATTGTAATAATAATCACCTTTTTCATTATCATACATATCTATGCTACCATTCAACCATTTAATAATGTGTTCTATACATTGACTAGCTAAGTCATCACTATTTCTCATTCTATCTCCTGTAAAATATCTCCAAATTTATCTGTTGTTAAGCCCATCTTAACTTTGTTTACATAGCAATCATCACATAGAAAATTACCGTCATCGTCATACTCATACTCATGAGTTAATGTATTACATTCATCACAATTTTCTGACTGGCAATCAACACATAAGTAACCACTATATTTTTCGTCATCCGCAGGAATTCTATTAACAAACTTCCCACTACCAAACTGGGTGTCCTCATGACACCCAATGCATTTATGTCCTATATCTATAGTGTTCTCATAATAGTTAGAACTCATCTCCCCTCCTCAAAAAAATCTACTTTATACCAACATCCTTCTTGTTCCTCACTTTGCCATTGTATTTTGATGTTATGTTTTTTTATCATATCATTCACAACATCCATGACAGAATCAAGAACCTCTTCGGATGTTGCCTCTATATTGTATCTCATCCAATTATGTTCTATCTTACTCATCTTACCTCCTATTAAAGTTTCTTATTTGTTTTGAAGTTAATTTATTAAAACGATTTTCTTCATGAAACTGCCCTGTGTTATGTTTATCAATACAGGTTATGCTGACAGCCCCACCATTAAATTTTTGTGACAAGTATTCGTCAGCAAATATTTCACAGCCTTTTTTAATATCAGTTAAAATATTATTATTTTTATCGTATTCAGTTTCAACATCTAAAATAAATCTAGCCATGCTACCTCCTCCATTTATCTTCTGCTTTGATTAAATCTTTTCTACAGTATCCATAACCAATGACGCCTGTATGTTCATTGGCTAGGATGTTTCTCCATATTAAACTTGGCTGTGGTTTAATCACACCAAACTTACACAGGATGTATCTAATTATTTTTTTCATATCAAAACTCCTTGTTTAGTTTTTCAACTATATGTTTCGGCAAAATGTTTTGAGGTTCTTCATAACCATCAAACTCATATTCTTTACCGTCTTTATCTACTATTCGGAAAATCATATAATTATGTATTCCCCAAGAGTCACACTCAACTTCCTTACAGCCTATGCTGTGAAGAAACTCTTCAACTAAATGCGTGGCGTTCCAAGTATCTCCATCACCAAATCCAAATTTGTTGAATGCTTCCTCCCATTCCCAATATGTTTGTTGTACTGGCATATTATTCTCCTTGACTTATTTCTTTTAATTCTTCTTCAAGCCACTCATCTGCAATGGCTTGTGCCTCTTCCATAGTCTTCGCTGAATAATCAGTAAAACAGTTCACGTTCTCTCCGTCTCCTGTTGAAGTGCCTGTGAAAAAAACATTATAAGTTGCGGAACCATTCCACTCTATTTCAATTTGATGTTCTGGGTATGCGAACAACATTCTGCTTTCACTTTTCATATTTATTCTCCTTTAAAAAAAGGAGGGCTTAATTGCCCTCCTCTATAATTATATTACAAAGTCCCCTGTATCTGTATCAATAACAAAATGACCATTGTCAGAATTGTCTCCTTCGTTTTCATCTGCACCGAGATAAACACTATGTGAAACAAACTCACTAGAATGAATTGGTTTTTGGTAAATTGATTTACCCTCCTCATCTTTTTCAAAACCCATGCACTCATGAAAAAATTCATGATTTCTTAGGTCTGCAATAAATTGAACAGCAACTGACCTTGCCTCTAATCTAGTTAAAGGGTCACTTACATTATCTTCAGTATTTAATTTTTTTCTAAAGTCCCTTATCCAATTTGATGCAAATTTGGGGAGGTACATTCCCCCCCAATGATGAAACAAGACTGGTGACTTATCTCCGTCACTGTCTTGGAATTGTATACTTACTCTATCTCCCATTTAGTCCTCCTTCTTTCTGTTGATTAGTTTTAAGTCATCTTGACGAATCCATTCAAAGCCCTCGCCTTGAACTTCATCTATTAAATAAAGGTTTCTTTCACCTCTACCAATTTCTCTATCGTGAATAAATCCACATTCTCCAATCGATTTTACTTCGACTAAGTCTCCTATTTTAAATGTCATACTATTCTCCCTTATTTAATACTCTATCAATTTTATCTCTAATAGCCCCTATTGGATTATTAGTTGATTGAACCTCGTTGTTGTATTCATCATCTAAGGTTCTCAAAATAAATACCAGAGTATCGTGGTATTTATCTTTTTTATTCATCATTTTAATTAAGTGTTCCTTTTTATCTATTTCAGCTATTTTTAATTCTAATTCTAATTCAAGATTATCCATATTATCCTTCTTTCTATTTTATTTTGAATGTGCGAAAGCTTTTCGAAACCAGTCCTATGAAGTCACTCTCATCTGCAATCTAAAATCACAGCCCTCTCTCACGATAAAGGGTACTTGTTTCCAAGTCCTGCCGACATAGTCCTACTAATTGGCTTTCTAAAAAAATCTTTATCATGGATTAACAGATTATCAAAGAAAATCTTTTATTTATTTTAATTCTTTTTAGGTTACTGTTAGCCCTTAGAAATGTTACGCAAACCAGAGGCCAAGTTTTGGCAATTATTAAAAAAGAATTTGTCTAAAATATCTTGGACAAGAATAGAAACTCGCACAATACAAGGGTTTCCAGACCTTGTTGGCTGTTTCCCTTCCTGTGGGTTCTTTACGACTGAATTAAAGGTAATTTATAGTAATAAATTAAAGATTACGCCTCATCAAATTGCGTGGAATTTACAGCACCATTTAAAGGGCGGAAAATGTTTTATCATAGCCACGACCCTCGAACAGAGTACCATAAAAATCTATGGAGGAGACAAGGGTAGGGAACTCGCCCAAAACGTACCGCAAACCGAACCGATAGCCGTGTTTGATAAACCATTTGACTGGCAACTGGTTCACGAAACGTTGACAAAAGCAGGGGAGGGTGACCCTCCCTCCACTCTCGGTGATGCACGAAACGTTGACAACGAAACGTGATAGTATGTGAACGTGTAAGCCTTCGCTAAACGTACACAAAACGTACACAAAACGTACACAACTATTATGAAAGCTTTTTAAAAAAAAAATAAAAAAAGGAAGAAGCACGTTTTACCGCGCGCCCTCCTTCAGTTTGTCGATGATCCAGAATATCGGTTTAAGTATGAAGTAATATATGAATGCGATTATTAAAAAAGTTTCAATTAATATTTTAATGCGCTTCATAAGAAATATTTTTAATAGCAGGGTTCCAACATGCACGGCAGTCCAGACATTGGCCGCCCTGATGTTGCGCGTTGCAAGCTTCACCAATTGGTTTAACGCCGGCGGTATGAACCGTGCTTGAATGCTCATGAATTTTTGAAGGCACCCCGTTAACCATAGTCGCGCTCAGGCGTATAACAAGATTATCTGGAATGACCCCGCCCGCTTCTTTATACTCTTTTAATATTTTCGTTTCGCGCGTTGGTAACCAGTGTTGTATATGTGGGGTTCCAGCAGCTACGGCGCAGATCTTGCTTAAGTGCTCTATTGTTTGTATATCCCCGCTATCATGCCACCTGAAATATTTTTTTTCATAATGCGTAATTAATTGAATCATTGCAGCGGTCCAGGTTTTATTGTTAATAGACTTAAGGCGGCGCTGGTGTGCAGTCTTTACGCTTGGATAAAAATAATTAGCTTTCATTGCATAACACATATAGCAGGTTGAGCCCGGGACGTCCCGCAGCTTTTCCCCGGTCTTGCAAT